CCGTGCTGCTGTGGAACAGCGTAGCGATAAATTCTGCGGCTTCTTCGTCCATATCAGCCTTAAAAAAAAGACCGGGTTAGCGACCCCGGCCAAAGCAGCGTCCCAACTAGAGGAGCGAAAAGAGACGTTGCCATTCTGTGTCATTAGGCACGGGTACGTCAACTGGCCATAATCCCGCGTCCACCAAGTTTTCCACCGTCTTGCGGTGCGCCAGCCACCAGGCTTGTTGCCGTTCCTTGCGCGACCATTTGCTGCCCTGATCGATGTCAAAGTGGCACGACGCACATAATGCCGCGATCAAATTATCGTCCGACTTAATCGACCGGCCCTTGCCGCCGCCCCAGTTAGTGTGCGCTGCTTGCACAAAATCATACGACCCGCAGAGCTGACATTCTAGCGTAGCCACCAACCGCAATAGCTTCTGGCTGCGCACATATTTGCGTTTAGGGATACTGGTAACGGTCATTTTTATCGTGGTTTTTGTAAATGCTTTCCGATCTGCGGTCCAAGCAAGCGGCGCATATCCAGCGTTTTGTGTTTCTAAAAGTCCTCATTTCGCCTGTCGCTTCCTCGCGGTGCGCCTGGCAGCTTGTGCAAAACCGGCGCTTTGGTTCAGCTTCCATTTTTCCACTGTTCACGGTCAAAATAGCCATTTTCAGCCTCCAGCACCCGCAGATCATTAGCCGCATCTGATACGCCGTGCCAATCCGCACGCGTCACCATCAATTGCAAATAATCAATCAAAATTTGTCGCTGCAATTCGTAAGTTGTCATCCTAGATTCCTCTGCCGAATCATGTCGGCCAGTTCCGCAGGCATCGCTGCGCGGCTAGCTTCCTCGCACAGCTTGGCGCATTCTGCGCGTTCTTGTTTAATTGCCCAGCGCACCGCGTCGCGGGTATCGCTGTGCAGCATGATGGCCGACTTTAGGATTTCGTCGGTATTCATACGCGAAGCATCAAACCTAAGACCTTCGATAAAAATGACTCGCGGCGCTGCTCAATGCCCAATAACACGGCCTGCATAAACTGTTCTTCTTTGCTGAAAAAGTTGGGTCGGTAGCACGGTGTGTAATGCGACCCAATCTTGATAGGTTCCTCTTTAATAAATTTTCCATCACGCAACATCGTCACCTCCATTCAATGCCTTTTTGCGCTGCCCACGCATCCAGCCATTCAATAAACTCGCCAGCATCCTCTACGGAAAACTTGGCGCTCTGCAGCCCTAGTTGTACCACCCGATGCCCGTCTAGGCTTGGCACTACCGACCCGATTCGGCGGTTAGTGTCCGCAGCCCACTGGTCAATCAATAACCGCTTCCAATCTTCCAGCGTCCAGCTCGACCCCGCTTCGCCCATCTGCTTAGCGATGTCGCTAATCATTGCGTGAAACTTGGCGTTCTGGTCAAGCGTCCGCGTCAGCGGTCTGATCTCAAGCGTAAATTCTTTTCCCGCTTCTAGTGCTGGCTTCAACTTCGCCCACAAATTGCCCATTAAATCTTTGGCCTGCGTGGTTGAACGTAGCTCAACAATCATTTCAGCCCTATTAATTTCAACGCATCATCAACAGATTCTACGACCGCCAGCGGTCCACCGTTCCAGTTGTAATGCCAGATTACCTGCGCTGGGTTTAGCTTTTTTTCGCTTGGCGACGCTTCACCGTTTTTGATCTCGACCAGAAATGTTTGTTTCCTGAATCCGACCAGTAAATCCGGCACGCCGCTACCGACCGTAGCCAAACTCTGAACCGTTGCGCCAGCAGCCCTAAGTGCCTGGACAATATCTTCATGGTTTTTGTCTACTCTTGCTGCTCTGCGCATTCATGTCACCAATTAAAATTTCGACTGCCTTCTGCCCACGTTTGGCGGCAATCTGGCGCTTTATATCTTCCCACCACGTTACCGCCGCTTTCGCGCCGTGTTCCTTTTTATGCAATTTGTACTGTGCTACCCAAAACTTCGCTTCTGTAATTCGCCGCCATTCTTCCGACCAGGTGTATTCATTCATTCGGGTCATCAAGCAACAGCACAGCCAACCAGCCAGCAATAAAAAAAACAACACCAGCACCCATCAAACCACCCGCGACCAGCAAAATAATCTCAGCAAAGGTTACGTTCATCTTCTGCCCTCTGAATCAACATTTTGATTTCAGCCACCGACATACCAAACTTTTCGTGCATATCCAAAATCAACGCCGCCGATACCGCACAAGTGCCGTGCCGGAACTTTGAGATCATGCTAGGCGCGCAACCAATCTCACGCGCTAACTCACAATCGTTGACGCAATGCAACCTGTTGCGCAGATCGTCCATCAGCGCGTGCGGTGGTATTGGATTCTTTCTCATTCTTTCCCCTTATGTCGGTGCGTTTAACGCTGCCTTGGCCATCGACACCTGAACCGGCAAAAGAGATTTGTCGCCATGTTCGTGCCGTTCCATAATTTTCTTTGCCCATCGCTTATGGTCAATGTGGCTTGATTCTGACTTATGAACTTGCATCTTTGCAAGATATTTTTGTGCAACTTCAGCAGAAACCTTAACCGGCGGCAAAGAAACCACAGGTTTAGGTATTTCAGGCCATTGCGATTTTTCTAATTCATCACCGAGTGCGCTTTCCCATCGACCTTTAATTTGCAAGTAAGTTGCGTTTTTTATATCAAACGCACCAACGCGCACAGCAGCCCAAAAAATAGCCGGATGGCTCCATACTCCAACCTCGCCGCGATCTCGCGCCACAAGCCCGTTTAATGCCTCTGTGAAGGCTTTTTGAGCGTCTAGCTTTGGGCGGCAAAGATTGATGAACTGCGGCAGACTCGGCGGCCATTCCAAAGTCATTAGCGCCTGTGCGCCTTTGGTAACTTCCTCGCGGCTAAGTTTGCCCAGCTCGTGCGCCCACATAGCCTTGACCGCATCGATGTCGGTATCCCGCCACATTTCGGTGAATTTGCTGCCATAGAAATTAATCATCTTCACAAACAGCGCGTCGATCCAGCGATCCGGCAGCGGATTAGTTGATGTCGATAATTCGGTCGTCATGGCTTACCTTTCCTAAAATAGCCTCGGCTACCTTGCGGCGGCCCGCGTCTTTGGCGCTTTCATACGTCCGCGCACCCTTTTCATTTCGCACCCAAGTTTTCCAAACCCGCGACCAATCCATCTTGACTGCTTTGCTGCCAGCCTGGGCCAGCCAGTAATCGCGGAAATTCTCGGCCACGCGCTGCCATTGCAGATCGGTTCTTTCTTTTTTGCAATAGGCAATATCCTCGCCGCTGGGTTCCCAGTTGGCAGGCAAGCGCGTCCCGCGCTGCTTCTCTACTCTGGTTATTGGTTCTTGGTTATTGGTTATTGGTTCTTGGTTAGCATTGCCTTCGCATTGCGTTTCGTATGCGTTCGCATTGCGTTTGCTCCAGCGCGATTCAGCGGAATGCCGCGCCTTTTCTGACTTTTCGTGAAATGCCGAAATGGTTTTTTCACACCGCCGATGAACCCAGCCTTCGTCGGTCAAAAGAAAAAAGTTTTCCAGCACCGCCAAAACAGCGGCTTTTTCCTCTTTTGTGCGAGCGTTATGCGTTCGCATTACGACCGCAGAATCGACCGCTAAAGGCTTTTCATTTAGGTAATAAGTGTCAAGCAATTGGCGATAAATGCCATGCTCAAGCAAAGACAGGTGAAAGGTATCGCGGCGATAGTCACCAATATTAAATTGGTAAAAATGCAAATCAATCTCCTTCGGTGCTGGCCTATCCGGTGGAAATTCCGGCAGGTCGCACCCGTTGCGGGTTTAGATACGGTCGAATAGACCAGCCCGAAGAAGACTGACTTTCCGACCCGCTATGCGCTTTCCACGGCGCTTACGGCATTCTATACCAACCACAGCACTACTTAAACCAATCAGGTTGCAAGACCTGTAGCTGCCAAATCCGCTGCTGCGGCAGCTTTTCGCCCCACTGACTAATTGCCTGTCTGGTAACGCCCAGCAGTTTAGCAAGTTCCGTCGCGCTGCCAGCTAGATTGATTGCGGTTTTAGTATCCATGCGCGGATTTTAAGCCAGATTAAATTATTTTGCAAAGATAGCTTGACATCGGTGTAAAGCTGGCTTAATATTCACCCATGCCGTCGCCGACGGTCTTTTTAAGGAGAACAAAATGACATACACCAACAAATTCGACAGCAAACTCATCGAAACTCATTGGCTTGCTAAGGTCAGCCATCATCATTACTGGTTTGCTGAGTTCAGCGAATTAGTAGAGTTTCAAAACTCATCTGAATTCGATACCCGGATGACCATCTCATCACCAGCTAGTTATTAATCAACCAGCCGGGGAAACCCCGGCGTTCTAGGGGAGCAAGCCATGTACACAGTTGAATACTACGACGATGCCGACCAGCGCCCAGTCTGGTGCGTGGTCGAGTGGACTATCAGCGAAAACCAGAAAACCGGCAAGACCATCGAACGCTGCGGCACGCAGGCAGAAGCCGAATCCTTTGCTGTTGCTTATATGTTGATTGACCGTTTGACATTTGCGTAAACCTAGCTTAATATCTACCCATGCCCTCGCGGGTCTTTTAAGGAGCTTCAAATGTTCATCGATTTCGTTATCCTCCCCTCCGATTTCAACGACACCACGATCACCTTCGTGGCCGAAACCACCGCAGCCAAAGCCCGTTTCGACGGCGCAATCAGCATCCAGGTACGCAAAAGCGCGGCACCCAGCTTGGCCGACCAGCTCGAGGCGCAAGGCTTTACGGTGCGCACAGCATGAACCGCGAACCTAGCGATCTCGTCCTGGCACTGGCGGCAGTCTGCGCTGGTGCCGTCTTATACGCCCTGCTGTGGGTCGCAATGGCGATTTTTTAATGCACGGCTTAATTAAATTTTTCGACGCGCTGGCACTGATCCCGATGTTTATTTTGGGGTTTGTGCTGGTCGCGGCGCTCGGCGAAAAGCCCGAACCACCCGCACCACCCGCAGTAGAAACACCAGCAGTAGAGGCGCCCGTAGTTGAACCACCAGTAATTGAGCAACCTATCGAAGAAAAGCCAGCAATGGTAGACGCAGCCGTAACCGTCAAACCCGCCTCAGTAGGGCAAGAAATAATGGTGCAGCCATGACACAACAACAATTTTATGAAACCGTACAGCGACAAGAGGAATATATGGAAACCACATTCAGCAAAGTAGCAGCAGCGTTTGTCAAAGCCCAGCGCGAATTCGGACCTGCGCTTAAATCAGCCACCAACCCGCATTTCCGGTCACGCTACGCCGACCTGTCAGCTTGCGTCGAAGCGGTCATCGATGCGCTAAACAACAACAATATCGCCATGACCCAGCGCACCAGTATGTGCAGCGACGGCATCATTATCGAAACCGTGTTTGTTCACGAAAGCGGTGAGATTATGTCCTGCGGCCAGCTCCACGTTCCGGCCAGCAAACATGACCCACAAGGCTACGGCTCGGCGTTGACCTATGCCCGACGCTATTCGCTAATGGCTGCTTGCGGTATCGCGCCAGAAGATGACGATGGCAACGCCGCCAGCCGCCGCAAACCGCTGCCAGACATTACCGACCACCTGTCAGCCATCGATGCCAGCGCCAACAGCGAAGAACTAGCGGTTGTATTTAAAGCAGCGATTGAGGCTTGCGGTGAGCATCAGGAATTGCAGGCTAAGGTCATCGCAGCCAAAAAATCCCGTGTCGAACGCGCTAAAAAGGAAAAAGCAAATGGATAATTTTTTAGCTTTTCCTTATACCGGCTTAGGCACAACAGGCATGGATTTGCGCGATTACTTTGCAGCCAAAATAATGGTTGGCTTGATGCTTGAGTTTCATGATGACCTAGATTGGAACGCGCACGAAAACGCCAGAATGGCTTATGAAATAGCTGATGCAATGATGAAAGCGAGGCAACAAAATGGATGAGCAACGCACAGAAGATTGGTTCCAGCAACGCCTGGGCAAAGTGACCGCCAGCAGCTTGCACAAAGTGCTGGCGCGGACAAAGACCGGATTTGGCGCAGACCGTGGGAATTACCTGACCCAGCTTGTATTGGAACGGATCACCGGCACCAAAACGGAAGGCTACGTTAACGCCGCGATGCAGTGGGGTATCGATCAGGAACCGTTCGCACGGGCGGCTTACGAAGCCCACCACGGCGTTTTAGTGGATGAGGTAGGGTTTATGCAGCACCCAACCATCGAAGCCTCTGGTGCCTCGCCTGACGGTCTGGTGGGCGCTGACGGCATGGTCGAGATCAAATGCCCCGACAGCAAGACCGCGCTGGAATGCTGGCTGTCAGCCGATCCGGTGGAATCCAAGTATTTCTCGCAAATGCAATGGCAAATGGCTTGCGCTGGGCGGTTCTGGTGCGACTACGTTGTATTCGACCCACGGATGCCAGCCAAAGCCCAGCTTTTTGTCTACCGCGTCGAGCGTGATGATAAGTGGATCAAAGAAACAGAAATTGAAGTCAAAAAGTTTTTGGCTGAAGTCGATGCCAAAGTTGCAGCACTGCTTAAAAAACTAGGAGAGTGAAATGTCAAAAGTTGTCAAAGAAATTAAATGCATCGTTGGCCAATACACCAACGCACAAGGGCAGCAGAAAAACCGCTACCAGCGCATCGGCTCAATCATTTCTACGCGCAACGGCGATATGCTCAAACTTGACGTTATCCCGCTGAAAGAAGGCGGCTGGGACGGCTGGGCATACTTGAATGACCCGCAGCCGAAAGAAGGACTGACAGTGCCACAGCG